ATGTCTCGCCTGGCCGTTCAGAAAACGAAGAGTCTGCTCAAAGAATTTAATATCTCTGTTCCTGTTGATCACCCTTCGGGTCTGTATGACGGTCCTTTGCCGCTTCCAGACTTGAGGGGTGATTTTTTGCGTGATCACTTTGAAAAGATTGCGAGTGATCAAGTTGGGCGATACAAGGATCTTGGGGATCAGTTCTCGAAGTGCAAACTTCCCCCGCTTCCCCCGCCGGACCAGTTTCGATTCGAAGCCGGTTGGACTCGTTACGAATGGGTGGAGAACGAAGCAGCCGGGGGTTGGTATATCGAGCACGTGGAGTTTCCAGAAGAAGAAGCGTTTACGTTTGATACTGAGACTTACGTTCACGGTGGTTCTTTTCCGATCATCGGCACTGCTCTTAGTGAGAAAGCTGCGTATGTTTGGTTGGCTGCAGAATTAATCGATCCGACGATTCCTGAAAGTGAGTGGGACCAGCATGAACTGATTCCGATTGGAACTAATCGGTTTATTCCGGGTCACAATATTAGTTACGATCGCGTTCGCGCTCGCGAGGGTTACAATCTCGATCGTTCTGTGCCCGAAAACTTTTACTTCGATACGCTTTCTGCTCACATCGGTGTTTCTGGATTGGCGAGTGGACAAAGGTGGCTTTATGTTCTTGCTGGCAAAGATCCCGAGAGTTTAACGCCTGATGAAAAGCGGAAACTGCGTTACGCCCCAAAGTGGCTTGACAAAGGTGCGACAAACAGTCTTGTGCAATGTTACAACTTTCATGTTGCTGCTGTGCGCAAATACTTTGGAGAGGACGTGAAAGAGCTGGGGGATATTGATAAAAAGGTTCGTAACATCTTCGTGGATGCAACCGACCTGTCTCAAATTCGTCAAGTCTTGACCGAGGCTCTGGATTACGCTCTGAAGGATGCCTTCTACACTGCCGAACTCTTTCAGGCACTTTGGCCAAAATATCTAGATAGCACTCCTTCAATAGTTGCTCTTTGTGGGCACTATCACCTAAATGGTTCGATTATTCCTCTTGTTGATAACTGGGCTGAGTGGATTGAGGATGTAGAGGATGTTTACAAGAAATACAACGACGAGATGACGGAACTTTGCCGTCAGCTTGTATGGAAAACTTACGAAGACTGGCGTGTTCTTTATCTTCACGACCCGGAGAAAGCTCAGAAGTGGGTTGAAAAAGATCCGTGGGTTTCTCAACTCGACTGGGGAATCAAATCGATAAAAGGGAAGTACGCTCACATTCCGAACTGGATTCGTCCTTTCATTAAGGATGAAAATCAACACATTGGTGTAAAGTCCAACTTGGCTCACTTGATGTTGAAACTTCAGTATGAAGGAAGTCCGATGGTCTTCACAAAGACAGACGGTTGGTGCTATACCAACGAGGAAGGTTTTCTCACGAAGATTCCGCACCCGAAGGGAAATGGTGACAACGTTGGTGGTGTGCTAAGTAAGGATTTCGTTGAGGATATGGCAGTTGGACGCCTCAGGAGTGACCTGCCCGAGGCGAAACGAGCGCTCGAGATTGCTAACTCAGTGTCCTACTGGACTTCTGTGCGCAAACGTGTGATGGATCGAATCTTTCTGCGTGCTCACAATCCGTATGGGGAAGATTCTCTCGTTACTCTGCCTGAGATTCTTTGTCACGGCACAGTTACTCGACGAACCGTCGAATCGCTGATGGTTACGATGTGTTCCACGAAGAACTGGCGAATCGGCACTGAACTCAAAACCCGAGTCAAAGCTCCAGACGGTTGGAAGATTGTTGGTGCAGACTTTGACGGTCAGGAAATGCAGATTGCATCAATCTATAGTGACAAGTGGGAAGGCGGTCACGTTGGTTGCTCGCCCTTTGGTTACAACGTTCTGAGTGGTTCAAAAGAGGCAGGCACGGACCCCCACAGCGCTCTCGCGAAGCTTGCGGGAGTGGACCGGGACACGGCTAAGATCGCCGGTTTCGCTGTTTTGTACGGAGCTGGTGTCCGTGCTGTGCAGACCTACATTCGTCGTAAATATCCCGAGAAGTCGCCAACCGAGGTGAAGAACTTTGCCTACCGCATTCTGGAAGGCAAGAAAGGGAAACTTCGGTCCGGACTTTATGAGGGCGGATCCGACTCCGGTTGTTTCAACTATATGGAGGAGATCGCAATGCGAACTCGCGTTCCGCAACTTCCTTGTCTTGGTACGAAGATCTCAACCGCAATGCGCCCAGCAGCTGTCGGCGATGACTTCAAAACCGGTCGAGTGAACTGGACGATTCAGTCCTCTGGCGCGGAAATTCTATCGATCTTCCTTACCTCTGTTCATTGGCTCGCGGAGGAGTATAAAATTCCTTCCCGATTCATTCTGAGCATTCACGATGAAATTTGGTTCATGACTCCCGAGAAGTATGCAGAACAATTTGCTGTTCTGTTTCAGATAGCTCACATGTACACTTGGTCGCTGTTTCAATCCTCTGTCGGAATTCCCGAGCTTCCTTTGTCACGAGCCTATTTCTCGAGTGTCGCGATTGACAATCGAATTCGTAAGTCGCCAAAGGAAAAGACGGTCACTCCTTCCAACCCTGGAGGAGAGAAAGAGCCAGCCGGAGTGGAATACTCGATGCAAGAACTCTCTGAGATCGGTGCAATCGACAAACTTCGCATTCGCTTTAACGCAATCCAAAAAGGTCTTATCCAATGAAAAAATCACGCAAATCTCGTGTGGCTTCTACATCCGTAGAAACGATGATCGGTCTCGCTGGAGTTTACTATTTAGTGACACCCTATGATAAAAAAGGTCGGGAGATTCCCTCCTCAGTTCAGTGTGCTTACAACGCTCAGTATTTCACACCTCACCAGGTTTTTCAGATTTCCACTGCACTCTGATGCCTTTTCCGCTTCCCCGAGATCCTCAGTATCGCAAAGAAATAGTTTGGGCCTGGATCGGGGACATTTCAGACCGAATTGAAGGGGATCTTCCAGGGGCTGAAACCAGTTGGAAGATTGCCCGAGAAATATACTTGTCCCTGGAACCTGGTCAAGGGGATGAAGAGATTGAAAGTGCTCTAGCACTAGCCAGGGTAAAACTTGACAGATTCACTTAGCAATTACTATGCGAACACTTTCGGAATCATCCGGGCAAACCGCTCCGGCAGAAAAGTCCAAACGGACACTTGAAACCTTTTCTACAACTATTTCCGACGGAAGAGAGATCACGATTCGTGAAATGACCGGTCGCGATCTTCTATTCATGGAAAAGGAGCTGGGGAAACTCGGTGACGTAGAGCGCGGAATGAGGCTAATCGAGAAACTTATCGTTGGCGAAGATAAAATCACCTACGATGAGATTCTTGACCTCGGCGTGAAAGATTTCAAGAAACTCAGCGATCTCGTTGCTAAAGCGAGTGGAACGGAGGAAGAAGCTGACCCAAACTGATAGTAGAGGACCTCGAGGATTTCACTTACTTACTGAGTTTTGAAGGTCAGGAACCAGTCCATGTTCGCGAAATTTGCCCAAAAGATTTTTACTTCGCGCAAATTCTTCGAAATCAAGACAAGGGAATGATTCCTCTTATCTCCCGGCTGATTCAAAATCCAGAGGTTCTAGGTCAGTTTTCAGTATCTGAAACAAAGTCAGTTTTGAGTTGGGTTGGGGAACATCTGATAAACGAGAAAGTTCTCTCAGTTGAAAATTGGTTAGAGGTTGGTTTTCATTTGTGCAAACAAAGGTGGGACAGTTCAATCGACTGGCTCGAAAATCAACCAATGAGTAAAATTCTTGCGATGATTAGCATCCTTGAAGATTTCGCTGAGAAACAGGAAAAGTCTATGAAAGATAGTGCGAGAAAGAAATGATCGATTTTCGACTCAAGAAAAATAGCTTTCTTGCCTTCAACCTGAATTGGTGGAAGCCAACTCAGAAAGAATGGGCTCCGGTTCTACTAAAAAGTCACATTGTTCCTTGGCGTCAGGAAGCTGATCCAACGACAATGAGACCCTGGCAATCGTTAACTCCGAAGTACGCAATCGCGAAACTTCGCAGATATCCCGGTCAGCCAATTCTTCGAGCAACAGGGGCTATGCAAGATACTGCGAGGATCTTGCCGAAGGACGATGGATTCGTGTTTAGAGCTCCTTACTACGGAATTTACCATCAAACTGGAACAACCAGAATGAATGCTCGACCTTGGGTGGGAGTTCCAGATAAATCCCTTGAGCAGATCGTTCCGATCGCTTGGAAAAACATTCTTAAAAAATCATCAGTTTAACCATGGCAAGAACAAAAGTTGAAAAAACCAGCCCAGTTTCAGAGGCTGTAACTGAATCTTCGGCTGAAGTTCAAGAAACTTCTCAACCAGCTCCCGCTGAAATTGAGACGAAGTCGCTGACGGAAGAGCCTGTTGCTGCTGCTCCCGCAGTTGAAAAGGAAGAAATTGAAACCGACGTTAAGAAAAAACTTCTCAGTCGTCCTCAAGACGAGGATATTTTCGCCCCTGCGAGTCCCGCCGTTCTTGAAGCTGCTGCTAAGAAAGTGGCCGAAGAAGAAGGTTTTGAACTGAATCGTGGAACATCGATTGGCGCTCGTCTTTTGGCTCGCTCTCGTAAGATGGTCTGAAAATGATTACTCTGCCGTTTCAACCTCAGTTTACCTGGAGAAAGCTCGGTTACGCCTTTAAGACAAACTCTCTCGCTTATCGCGACATTCTTGACTTGAATCCTCAGTGGAATGTAATGGAACTCCCTCCGATTGGAGCGCAACTGTTACTTCCGAATCCAGAGAGTTCTTCCGGAAGTTTGCAATCAGCCACGTTTATTCCTGGAGTACCGAGCGAAGCGGCATCTGACGCAATCTTTCCTTACGACTCGGAAAGTTCTTACATTGAGTCTCTGGACCGTTACACTCTTCAAGGAATTGTCCTTCGTGGGAAATTGAACGGTTATACAGAGGACAGCACTCAGGCGATAACAGGTGTTCAATAGGGTAAAAGTAGGCACACGCAAGTGTCCCAAAAATAGCTCTGCGGAGACCACGTAGGAGTCATCCTTGCCTACACTATTAGAGGGAAAGAAGGAATATTTATTTATCCAAATGGCCACTTTCTCCCTTGGCGGCGGCACAACTCCCGGAGCTCCTGGTGTTTACATCAATGAGAGAGCCGGTGTTGTAGCAAACGCCGACATTGCTAATTTTAGCACAGTCTACATGCTGGTGGAAACGGCGGACGCGGTTCCTGTTACCGTGTTTCCGTTTAACACCCCTGTCCCGATCACTTCGCTGAACGATTATCTCGCCCTCGTAGGCGGAGCCGTTCCCGACACTCGGATTCCCCTTCTCAGCTTCAACTGCGTCAACGAGTTCTTCCAGAATTCTCAGGTTGGTGACCTTCGCGTAGTTCGCGTTGGCACTCCTGACCAAATCGTAGAAATTGAAATTCTTCCGAACGGCACGAAGCAGAGCAACTCTGGACTTCCCACGAATCTCCAGGCCGGGGATGTAGTCTACGCCCAACTTACTCTGAACGGTAATCGCCTGGTTGCTGGCAATGGCTCAACAGGTTATACCGCCCAAGGCGAGTGGCTTGGTGTTCCGGTTACAATTCCCGTCAGCTATATTCCTGGGGATGAGGCTAACAATCGCAGAATTTCTGCCGCGATTGCAACTGCGATTGCCGAGGCTATTGAAACCAACCCGAGCGTTGCCAGTTCAGTCTATGTTCGTGACTACGGACTTGTAACCACTCTTGATCCTCTCTCCAACTCGGAAAACGCTTTCATCACGATTGCTGCTAGAACTTTCGACGGCAATGTTAGCGTTGTTCCTTCCGTGTTCCCTGTGGGAGCTGAGTACGTACTCATGCAGAATGTGTACGACATTCAGAACATCGTTGGAATGCAGCAGAATCTGGAGCGTGTTCCCCAGGATTACATTCAGTGTATTGAAACCGCTTTCGACGGTCAGCAAGATCAAGGTTACCTGATTACTCCTACCGCTTACGCTCAGTTTGATGAAGCTGGCCGAAGCGCTGTGGGAGCTGCTGCTGCTGCCCATTGCGCCAGCAACAACTTTAAGTGGCTTGCTCTGGCTGATCCTGGTCCTTTCTTGATCACAGATGTAAACAAGTATAGCACCTATGTTCCTCACGAGGCTGCTGCCGATCTGATGACAGGAATGAAGTACCTGGTGGACAACGCCATGTACCTCTGGACCGGTGCAGATGTCACTTACGACAAGCTTACCTACCAAGCACTGATTGCTTCGCCGACGGCTGAAACGGCAATCACCGAATCCGCAAGCGCAACTTCTGTTGCGTCTGGTGAGAAAGTCGGACTGCTTGATTCGGCGATGTACAGCGTCGACTCAATCACTACTAAGAGGCTTACTCTTAGCGACAGCAATTTCTGGCCCGTAGGTTACCAGATTCAAGAAGTTACCTTCAGTGATGCCACAGGCGTTATTGAAGCGGCTATCGGAAGCAGCGGAACGATCTTTGTCGTTGCCCCCCCTGCGGACGTGATGGCAACTGGCGATTATTCGATGAATAATGCCTTCCTTGCTACTGACGCCACGAAAGCTGTTTCTGTTCTTAACGAGGTAATTGCTGCAGGTGGTTCTAGCAGCATGGTAAGTCCGGCAGACGCTGTTTCATTCGGCGTTGGCACTGGAACCTGCAACTTCGCATACACAACTCCTTTCTACAGTCTGCCGCAGACGATTAACGGCCAAACATCAAACCTTCTGCAGAATATCACGAGCGCTGCTCAATATGTGAACACCCTGCACCTGCCGGCAACTCTGCAGGATTCAACCGAGGATTATCGCTTAAACTTCGTTTCTCGCACAATCCTGGATCCCGCCACTTCTATCGTAGGTTCATCTGGTCCTGTGCTCGGAGTTGCCCAGATTACTTCGATTGCTCACGGTTTGGTGAACGGTCAAAAGGTGCTCTTCACCCAAGCCGTAAAGACCGACACTGGAGCTTCGCTCTTCCGCGCCACTACGAAAGTTTCTCAAGCTGTTTATTACGTGAAAGTAATTGACGCCGATACTTTCTCCCTTGCCGAGAGCCTGACAGCTTACACTTCTGGTTCTTACGTTTCATTCCCGGCGGGAACTGCCTCTTTGGTTTCAAATCCAACCATCTTCTACACCAAAATTCTTGGTGGTGAAGCCACCTCGACCACCCTCGGTGAACTTTCGGTTATTCCGATGATTCGAGGAAGAAAGTACGGACTGAACAGTGGTCAAATCTTCGAAGAAGCTGCGGACGCTAGTGTAAGTCCTGCACCCTCGACAAGCAACCCGAAAGTTTCTATCTTACTGAACAACAGCCTAACCTCTCTCGCTATTGATTTGATTTCACCTTTTGGTGAAACTTTGACCGCTGGGTGGCTTCCTGGCCTGGTTCTCACTCCTCCTGGTTCTCCCTCTACAACTCTGGAGAACTGGTACTGCACCCCAACCGTTGACCAGAACTATGCTTCACAAGCATTCCTGGTTCCTTCAATCGATCCGATTGCAGGTGGTAA